GACACGCTTGAGATTCAAACCAGCAAGTTGTTTCAATACACGATCGTGAATAGAATCACAGGCATTCTTTAACCTTGAACGTTCGTACCAGATAGTGATACAACCATCGTAAGTTTGCACTTCGATTCGAATGTCTTTCATTGGGGTGATTCCCAGCAACGAATGTAGAATAACCCCTCACGGCGACATCCGCAAGGGGTCTTGTGCCACTAGATCAATTGGCACAAGAGTATTATGCCATTCTCAATAGCATAATATTATTGAGATTCAATAAGATCTTATTAATGAGAATGAGATCCAATCTTATAAGTGGCACATTACTCGAACGGATCGAACTCCTTGACCCTACAATGGAGATCTTCGCTCGGTTCGAGTTCCAATATCTCACGCCAATTAATATGATCTAGATCTAGATCATCATAACACATAATATCTAATGTAACCTGTATGATGCGTTTTTGTGCTAACATAAGATCTGCATGTGTATGTGTACTAGATTATATCATGCATAATGTCGATATGCAAGTGATTCGTAATCTTGCTCATCTCGCGCATAATCCTCGTCGAGATCTAGTGCATCTCGTACACTATAATCTTCGAGATCTGCGTAATCGTTAGTGTATGTATAGTCGAAGTCGTAATCGTCGTACATAAGCTCGTCGAGATTGTGTGAACGCTTTCGTATTATAGCATAAAACTCGTCGAGATTCGAATGCGATCTCGTCGAGATTCATAGCAGTATATATACAAGCTCGTCGAGTTTTTATGATTCTCGTCATATCTAGTCGAGATTCTATCACAAACTTATGAGATTGTCAAGTGTTTATAAGTCTTATGTGGGTCTGGGAGATTTTCGGCGGGCGGCAGACTTGACAAACTCCGAGTCTTATGATACGCTCGCTTAGCTTACATAAGAATCAGACATTTATAAACATAAGAATCAGACATTTATAAACATAAAGACATAAGAATCAGACATTTATAAGCATAAGAATCAGACATTTATAAGCATAAGAATCAGACATTTATAAACATAAAGACATAAGAATCAGACATTTATAAACATAAGAATCAGACATTTATAAGTATTCAACACATTACATTCAGTATTCAAAGATACAAAAAATATTCTCAACAATATACACATTTGATTCTCAATAATATAAAACTTAATGAGAATGTTATAACCGACACAAATATATTTTACTTTACATTAACTTTTTAACAACTGTTACGGTACACTACAAAAATCGTGGGATACCATGCAATAGATCACTTACACTATGTTATACATAGGGTTAGTAGACCATACAATACACATGGCCAGAGGTATTATTTATATCATTCTCAACAAACAAACTGGTGAAAAGTACATTGGAAACACCACACTTGCAATGAATAAAGAATGGGTACACCATATAGAGAGATCAAAGAGAATGTCTCCTGAACCCCTACACAGGGCATTCAGAGAATTAGGTATACATAACTTTATGATTAAAGAACTGGATGAGTGTGATGAATCTGAATTTAATGAGAAAACAGACTATTGGATAACACAATATCATCCCGAATACAATCCGACTTCTGATGCAATTGAAGTCATTGAAACTCCTCCCATTGAAGTACCCAAAAAGAAAAAGAGAGTTTATTTACCAGCACCACATTTGATTCCTTGGAATGATCAGACTCGTGGAAATGGTAAACATTTTGGATTAAAGATTCGAGGAAAGAATTTAGAAACTGGTGTCTGCACAGATTATGAGTCTGCAAGAGTCGCAGCAGAACAAGTGACTGGTAATCCAAAAAACAACTCGAACATTATACTTGCTGCTCGAACTGGACGAAAAGCATATGGGCATCGATGGCAACTTCTAGAAGACAAAAAGAAAAAGAAATCAGTCTTTGGAGTCAGTAAGAAAACAGAACAAATTGAAGTTCGTTGCGAAAGCATCAATGCAGCAGTTCGTCAATTTGAAGGAAAGAATAAGCAGGGGATTCTTAAAAGTTTAAAGAATCCTGGAAAGTACTCTTGGTGTGGATATTGGTGGTTCTTTGGTTGATTCAATCGATGATTCTTCAATTTGTAGAATACAACCTGGTATTTCATGTTTGTTCCAATGACGAATTACACCTGCAATGATAAATGTATTCGTAATCAAATAGGTGACAAAGATAAGAGTTCGAATGATCGCAATTGTATCAGACTCTTGATCACACTTGGATGCCTTTTCTCCAAGTGCCTTTGCCCACAGTCTCCATAGTTTCATTTTTCAGACTCCTTTGGAAGTTTAACATCATTCCAATCAGTTCGATACACAAGAACACAAACATCATTCGCACGATTATTTCCAATGCTGACACAAACAGAAATGTATTCGTCACAAACAAATCGAACTTCACCAACCCAGTGTTTGTATTGAACAATGATACCCTCCACAAAGGATGTTTTCATACAAATGCACTTTCCAGTGGAGTTTGCTTTGGAATCATTGCAGAATAAGGAGTTGTATTTTCAATTCTTACCTGATGACCGATTGTCTTGGAGTTGACAGGGGCATGAAAGCACTTGGTTTTTTGATTGTAGAATCCCCAGATACTACGAGCAGACCCACCGCCATTGTAGCTAAACTTATGATGATTATGAATCCAAATTGCAACAACATGAGATTTGAATGAAACTTGTTCATAAGAATAACCTTCGGGTGCTGAATGTGAAAACTCAATCATTGTTGTTGTGAATTTGGAACGGCACGAAGAGAGTTCGGATTATACCCCTCTTCAATCAATTGATTCAAAACTTGTTGAGTCTGCTCTTTGGTCATATTCACATACTTCTCATCAATCAGTTCCCAACCAGTTGTGCAGAGTTCTTCAATACGATAGAGTGTTTTCATCATAGTTCAGGTGGTGAATGCATCAATGATACCAGATTCATACTCTTCAACAAGTTTAAACTTCTGTGCCTTGACGACATTTGGCATAATCAGATTCTGATAGCGATCGTCAAAACCTTCTTCTTTTGAAAGAAGTTCAAATGCTTCCGTATCGTTCTCGGCAATGAGTGAGACAACTCCACCATATTCGGAGGAAGGAAACGGAACCCAGTAGTCAACGATGTAAAGAGATTTCATTGGTAGTTCTAAATTACTCTTCAATTTTAGTGGAATAGTAAGTGTTTGTCAAGAGAGACAACTGTCGTTCAATCTCAAACTTGATGGGAAACAAATGTGAAGAAAAGAATTCAGCATATGGGCTTTCTTGAAGAAGTTCATGAATGTTCTCGGTTTGTTGCAATGCCAGAATCAGTTTTGTCTTTTGATTCATAGAAACTCTGCCGTAAAGTAATCAACAGTCAATTCAAGTTTAGCAGCAGTGTTTTCAATGTAGTCATCGACCAATTCGGGAGCATCTTCTTGAAGAATTAGATAATACTGATACCAGAGTGAAGAAAGAGAAGCAATCATTTTGCGTAACGACAATGAGAGTGAGATTGTGAATATTCGGCACAGACTTGATCATATGCCTTTAACAGATTCCTGTCACGCACCGACAGAAACACATTGAAACCAATGATGAACGCCAATCCAGCAGTAATGGTGATAAAGTATTTCATCAGCACGCTCCATTCATCGGATTGACATTGACGGCTTCAGTATTAAATCCAGTCACTTCATAACCCATACTAATACGCTCACGGCATTCAGATTCAAAATCTTTCTTGGTGATACACTTGGTGCTCATTGTATTCACACCTTGAAACTTGAGAACTTTATACAGAAACCGAGTGTCACCAATGATGGGGTAATAGTTCACAACCATTGTGCCAGTGGTAGAAGTCAGTTGCATTTGAGAGAGTCTCCCGATGACCTCTGTATTATAGATCAGAAGGACGGAATCACATCGTTGCGTATGCCAGTTTCCGAACTGTCCATTCGCTCATAAAATGTGTAAAGTTTATTGTAAAGTGCCGGTACACTTCCATATTCTCTTGCAATGATTCGCTCTTCGCTCAAATCCAAAAGTTGCAATGCGGATAGAATCACTCCAATTTCATGAACATTTAAATTTACTTGTGTTTCAGACATCATTTGAGTTCCATTCGATCAAAGATTAGCATACCCAGTTCAAAAAGTAAATCCTCATCCATATCACCCATTGTATTCCGAATTCCTTCAATGATGGCAGTTTGCATGTATTCGGCAAATCCTTCATCCTCATAAATGTAATCAATCACTGCTGGTTTCAGAGCATCAGCAATTTTAGAAACGGATTGTGTAGAGAGTTGCATGATTTAAAAAGAAGTAACTTCAATAGAGCGAATCAGATTGGTGCGGTCTTGTGATAAGTAATCATCTGTAATTTTACCACAAGAAGATCGGGACTTCACAATCTTCTCTTCATACAGGTTATCATCGTCATCAGGAACCCAATATTCGATCAGCATACGATAGGTCTTCATTTCAGTTACCTTCGGCAATTTGATTGAGAACATTGCGGGCAAAGGTCATGAAGGCATAAGGAGACACACCATTGTGCTCATAAAAGTCCAACATATCCGATTGATTGTAAGTGTTCACAATCAGCAGACAGGCATCATACAGTGCTGCCTGATGCTCTTCTTTCGAAGAAAAGGAGATTGCGCTGTAGGAGGGCAGAGTCACTTGGTGAAGTTCTTTTGATTACCTTGTTATTATAAGGGCAGTCGGAGGCATCCGGAGGTGCCTCTGTGCCAGTTTGAGCACTGGTCAGTTGCATCCGAATATTGCACCACCGATCGCAGCACCCACAGGCACAGACCAGTAGTATCCATTGCCACGACTCATGCTTGCTGCAACACCACCACCCAGCAGAGCACCTAATACACTTCTGGTTGGATTGCAGTATCTTTCACCATATCCACCATTCCCATAGTATTGATTCGCAGGTCTGACATTGTTACAAGGAACATTATATGTTCGCACAGTCACACCACCAGGAACATAATTTCCATAGCGATCATATCCACCAGGTTGATAGACTTCCTGATTTTGAGTGCAAACTGCATAGTTATTCACCTGCTGTGCAAATGCAGGAGTCGGAAGCAACAGAAGAACTGGAAGAAGATACTTCATGATTATAAGGAATGCTGTAGTAATTATACAGGAATCATCAGACGATTGGCAAAGAAATGTACCACTTTTGGAAGTGGTTGATGATTCTTTTCTTTCAGATATTCATAATATAGAGTTTCTTCTTGTTCCCGTGCTTCAACTTCATGAGGTTGAATCAAATAATCCATATCTTCTACACATTCTTTACCATAATACATTTTTCCTCGCTTGGATCGCAGCGAACCCACCACCCATTGTCGCAGATGAACCAACTCATGCAAAAGAGTTTGTATATACAACTCCTCATGCATATAAGTATCCAATTCAATCAGAAACTCTCTGGGACGATAGGATTCTCCTACAAAGTCACAGTAACCATAAGCACCTTCGCGTTTCAGACCATGATGAACAATATTCACATGAATCTTATGTCGTGGCAGAAACTTATTCAGAAACCAGCAGGAAACATCCTCACAGATGCGTTTGCGATATCCGTAGCCAGAATGTTGTATATAAGACATTGACCCCAATGCAAGAACCAAATAAAGGACGAAACAAAAATGAGTTTATGTGTCGTAGTCATAAAAGGTAAAAGTTATTGATAGGTTTCAACTTTGATGATACCTTTGTGAGATTTACGATCACCTCTTCTAATAGCACGAAGATGTGATGCATTATAGTTGTTTTCATATGCCCAAGTATCAAGAGAATAAATTTCAAGAATTGATCCATCCTTAAATGTTAAACAGTGATTTTTAGCAGTGGTAGTATAATCTCTATTCTCTATTGACTTTTTCTTATGGCATAATGAGCATAATAACTGACATTTTAATGCTTCATCATAACACCTATCAAATCCATTACTGGTTGCCAAATTTCCAATAGATTTGTATTTTGTAGATGGATCAATGTGATCAAAATGTAGATTTTCATTAGCACCACACTTAATACATTTGTCTCCAAATGCTTCGCGTAGTTTTTTCATTCTTAACTGATAGGGAGATAACATAATGGGCAGGGGTTTATTTTATTTATACAAAATATACCTGCCCAAAATGAATCACTTACAATATAAATATTGCCCGCTCCAATCTGCATTCTCAAACAACCATTCACGCTGCTCAATAATACGCAGATCATAGCGAACACCTTTGGCGGGTGCTTTCCATGATGCCGACTTATACACTTCACCAGTCTTCTTGTCAATGAAGCAGTGAACACTCCTGCTCCCATTCGCAACCATAATGATCTTGTGATACTTGCGACCCGTTTCAGGGTAGAACTCATAACCACAGTTACCATTCTTCAGGTCGGTGATACAGGCATTGTGATAATGCGTGTCTTCGCCCTTCTCAATAGCACGCTTATGAATGCGAATGCTGTAGTCGATAAAGTTCTGGCGCAGTGCCTCACAGAGAGCATAGGTGTGCCCCAGAACTGCCTCTGCGATGTTGTTCCGTGCCTCTGCTTGGGCGGCGTAGTCAGCGAAGGTGGTGCTCATTGGGTTGATTGCTTATGTGCTTATTATAGCGGCACCTAGGCACCGCTGAGAGGGTCAGTGTGCCAGTTCCCGATCTGGCACCCAGTAGTCATCCGACTCCAGG